TTACTTCTTCGCCTCTGCAACCACTTTACTACCCACGCCGCGGTTATTGTATTCCCACATGCGGTTGTAGTTAGTGTCATTCAGATTGCGCTGTATTTCGTCGTTATCATCTACGCTGCCGGTATTACCCGCAAACGGACGATTAGAGATCACCGCATCGGCCCACGGTTTAGCCGTGTTAAAACCTTCGTTGATGGCGCTATCACGGATCACCACCTGACCGTTGGTATTGGCATCAACATCCAGCGAGCGGCCCAGTTGCGCCACACCATCACCGAAAGCATTGAAACGGCTGTTTACGGCGAGGAAACCGTAGTAAATGTTGGACAGCGTAGCCGGTGCAAACACATACGCTTCTTGCTGAGTACGTGAGTTCACCACGCGGAATTCGGTGTTATCGAACACCACTGCGCCGCGACCAGAAACGATATCCACATCCCCTTCAATGTAGCTGTTGGTCACCAGCGTACGCGGCTGACGATTTGTTTCCAGACGGTTCTGCACACCGCTGTTGGTGACAAAGAAGGTGTTCTGACGACCGAGAATGTTAACGTTGTTAATCTGTACCTGGTCACCATCAGTACGCAGTGCCACCGCCGGATGGTTACCTGCATCTACGCTATCGCCCAGCGTGTTTTCGATGGTCAGATTTTGCAGTTGCAGGCCATTGTTTTGTGACCAGAAGACCGCAGAGCAGAGAACACCGATACTGTCGCTGCGTTTGCTCTGGCAGCTATCGTACATATACCACGCTGGTTTACCTGGCATATATTTGCCGCGCGGGTTGACGTCGTGACGCCAGTCGGCAGGGCTCATGCCACCATCAAGGGAAAGCCCAATCTTCACATCAATCGGTTTTTCACCTGTACCGTACAGAGTAATTCCACCCGGAGCGGCAGGGACATATACCGTTCCCTGATACTCACCAGGCATCACGGCAATATACTGGCGCTTGTTGGTACGCTTGATAATTGCCGCATCTACCGCCGCCTGAATCGTGGTATGCGTTACACCTTGAGTGCCCGCCGGGCCGACAACAAAGTCAGGTTGCGCAGGCAGGGTAATCGGGGAAGGATTCCACGCTGCAGCACCTGGTGTCAGGGATGCAAAATAGTGTTGAGCATCGAAATTCTGCGCTTCTTTTGCCGACAGAATCGGGCGAGAAGAGGTACCAGGCGCGGTTTGATCAGAAGGACGTTGATCGGGCGGGGTTGAGCTACAGGCGGTCAGCGTCACGCCAAAAGCCAATGCCAGCGCCAGACGGGAAACTGAAAATGTGTTCACAGGTTGCTCCGGGCTATGAAATAGAAAAATGAATCCGTTGAAGCCTGCTTTTTTATACTAAGTTGGCATTATAAAAAAGCATTGCTTATCAATTTGTTGCAACGAACAGGTCACTATCAGTCAAAATAAAATCATTATTTGATTTCAATTTTGTCCCACTCCCTGCCTCTGTCATCACGATACTGTGATGCCATGGTGTCCGACTTATGCCCGAGAAGATGTTGAGCAAATTTATCGCTTATCTGCTTCTCATAGAGTCTTGCAGACAAACTGCGCAACTCGTGAAAGGTTGGCGGATCCCCTTCGAAGGAGAGACCTGATGCTTTTCGTGCGCGCATAAAATACCTTGATACTGTGCCGGATGAAAGCGGTTCACGACGAGTAGATGCAATTATGGTTTCTCCGCCAAGAATCTTTTTGCATTTATCAAGTGTTTCCTTCATTGATATCCCGAGAGCATCAACATGCAATGTTGTTGGGATGGCAATTTTTACGCCTGTTTTGCTTTGCTCGACATAAAGATATCCATCTACGATATCAGACCACTTCATTTCGCATAAATCACCAACTCGCTGCCCGGTAACAACAGCCAGTTCCATTGCAAGTCTAAGCCAACATGGTGATGATTCTGCTGCTTGATAAATTTTCAGGTATTCGTCAGCCGTAAGTCTTGATCTCCTTACCTCTGATTTTGCAGCGCGAGTGGCTGCGACCGGGTTTGTTGTTATATGGCCTTCAGCCATAGCCTCTCGGAATGCATCGCTCAGTGTTGATCTGATTAACTTGGCTGATGCCGCCTTTCCCTCGTCTATGTATCCATTGAGCATTGCCGCAATTTCTTTTGTGGTGATGTCTTCAAGTGGAGCATCAGGCAGACCCCTCCTTATTGCTTTAATTTTGCTCATGTAATTTATGAGTGTCTTCTGCTTGATTCCTCTGCTGGCCAGGATTTTTTCGTAGCGATCAAGCCATGAATGTAACGTAACGGAATTATCACTGTTGATTCTCGCTGTCAGAGGCTTGTGTTTGTGTCCTGAAAATAACTCAATGTTGGCCTGTATAGCTTCAGTGATTGCGATTCGCCTGTCTCGGCCTAATCCAAACTCTTTACCCGTCCTTGGGTCCCTGTAGCAGTAATATCCATTGTTTCTTATATAAAGGTTAGGGGGTAAATCCCGGCGCTCATGACTTCGCCTTCTTCCCATTTCTGATCCTCTTCAAAAGGCTACCTGTTACTGGTCGATTTAAGTCAACCTTTACCGCTGATTCGTGGAACAGATATTCTCTTCCATCCTTAACCGGAGGAGGGAATATCCTGCATTCGCGCACCCATCGACGAACTGTTTCAAGGCTTCTTGGGCGTCGCTGGCGAGCGTTCCACTCCTGAAGTGTCAAGTACATCGCAAAGTCTCCGCAATTACACGCAAGAAAAAACCGCCATCAGGCGGCTTGGTGTTCTTTCAGTTCTTCAATTCGAATATTGGTTATGTCTGCATGTGCTATCTGCGCCCATATCATCCAGTGGTCATAGCAGTCATTGATGTTCTCTGCTTCGATAACTCTGTTGAATGGTTCTCCATTCCATTCACCTGTGACTCGGAAGTGCATTTATCATCTCCATAAAACAAAACTCGCCGTAGCGAGTTCAGATATAATTTCCACCAAAGGCAGTAGTTGCTGATGCTAAGAATTATTCAATATCTATTCCTGTAATATCTTTTATCTTTTTCCTTGCAAAGCCTTTTGCTAGTGATTTTGAAACACTTATTAGTGTACTAATTCCCTCATCCTTAAAGTTTGTTTTTATAGTTTGCCAGACCTCCTTTTGACGCAAGTCAGCAATAAAATCATGCCCTCTTGCTGTCAACCTCAGTGGTACTTCGATCCAACTATATCCAACACCTTCCCCTAACTCGTTGGACATTATATGACCGAACCCAGGTTTTCCATCAACCCTGACTATTAATTCGTAGTCGCATAATAATCGCATATGGAAAATAAAATTTTGGTCATATCTATTAAAGCCATTATCCTCTAGTTCACTAAGCATCGTGTCAGGGCCATGAGTTTTTTCGAATGCGATAAGTAGATCTTTTAGATATTGCTGGTCTAATTTCATTGCCGCCTCCGTGACATGTCACAGAGATTTATATCATTAATTTTGTTTCGTGCCAGCCTTTGGTCACCCAGCATTGTGAGTCACCATTACACGGGCATGAATTAACAGGAACTCTCTCGCCGCACTTACCGCAACGTTTTCTGCTGATCGATTTTATACGCCAGCGCACACGTGCATCATCCTGGCGGCTCAGTAACGCGATGTACTCACCAAACTCGTAAGGCGCATGCCTGAAGCGGCGCGTGGCTCAGTTACGATCCAGCATTTCAATTTCCTGAGCATCAAGTACAAGCTCCAGCTTACGCATACCGGATGATGCTTGCTTGGCTCTCTGATCGACTTTGCGCTCTGCTGATGATTTAGCCATTCTGCTTTTCCTGCATTAGGAGAAAGACAATCATGGCGGCGCGGATACTTCCGGTATCTTTTTACTCGATATTACCCTTCAATGGCACATACAAGAAGAGAGCCATCAACAGGAGTGAGTGAGGAATCGACAACCAGCAACGCTTAATTATCTATAGTGTCGTATTTGCTTCATAAAATATGGCGAATAACACAAAGCCCGCAGCAGCTCATTGTGCGGGCTTTTCTTATACATACTTCCTAGAGATAATTCTATGGAGGCATTAAATTAATACTGTCATTGGTAATATCATATTATCTAAAAGTCTTTCCACTTTTAACGTCTAGGTATATTCTGTTCGACAACGTCATTCCTCCGCAATATGTGAAATAGATGTTTTTCCCCTTATTGCTTGATGCCATCCACCCTCCGATTTCCTTAAAGTCGCTTTCCGTGCAGACCCCTTCGTTTATTAACTTCCTAGCTGCCGAAGAAAACTCTTTTTTGTATATACGGTAGTCATCAGATCCTTTGATTAAAGTATCATCTCCGCTCGCATTTTCAGCAGGATCTGATGGCCTTTCACTGCTAAGATCACTAAGTTTAACCCATTCTGAAAACTTGCCATTGACGATTCCGTTTTTTCTTGTGCAGGATTTATTACCTTCTTTAATATATTCGCTTTCCCCTCCCACACATGAGGCTGAATATGGCTCAGTTATACGAACCCATTCACCTTTTTTTTCTAGAAAATCTACGCCTTCCCTGAAAAATAGTTTCCCAGCCACTCCACATTTACTTGAAGGGCAGGTATGTCTTTCCGTTCGATCAACAACAACCCAAAGTCTTGATTCATTTTTTGCCATTGCCGATGGTATTTGAGATGAGACAATTAACGTAAGCCCTAAAATTAGTATTGATTTTTTCATTGTAATTTCCTTTTACTTTTTACAAAGCGTTTAATCATGGCTGATTATCTTTAAGCGTAGTAACAGCCTTGTGCGAAACATGTTACCAAATCGCCATTTCAGTGTATCCGCAGTTAGGCTGCCACTTCAAGGATTCCTAATTACATGGTACGTAAGCGTAAAATCCCGTTGGTTGTCGGGTAATAACTCTGATCAAATCTCCCTTGTCTTTTGCTCTTACGTATGCAGCTCTTGTGTATTCAACCCAGGCCTCCAGTTCAGCAATACGCTTACTTCCATCCGAGATAACACCTTCTACTCACGCTGCTCGTTGAGTTTTGATTTTTGCTGTCTCCAGCTCAACACGCAGTTTCCTCACCGTTAAACGGGCATTTCAGCTCAAGGCCATTGCCGTCACTGCATAAACCATCGGGAGAGCAGGCGGTGCGCATACTTTCGTCGCGATAGATGATCGGGGATTCAGTAACATTCACGCCGGAAGTGAATTCAAACAGGGTTCTGGCGTCGTTCTCGTACTGTTTTCCCCATGCCAGCGCCTTAGCATTAACTTCCGGAGCCACACCGGTGCAAACCTCAGCCAGCAGGGTGTGGAAGTAGGACATTTTCATGTCAGGCCACTTCTTTCCTGAGCGGGGCTTGGCTATCACGTTGTGAACTTCTGAAGCGGTGATGACGCCGAGCCGTAATTTGTGCCATGCATCATCCCCCTGTTCGACAGCTCTCACGTCGATCCCGGTACGCTGCAGGATAATGTCCGGTGTCATGCTGCCACCTTCTGCTCAGTGGCTTTCTGTTTCAGGAATCCAAGAGCTTTCACTGCTTCGGCCTGTGTCAGTTCTGACGATGCGCGAATGTCGCGGCGAAATATCTGGGAACAGAGCGGCAATAAGTCGTCATCCCATGTTTTGTCCAGGGCAATCAGCAGAGTGTTAATCTCCTGCATGGTTTCATCGTTAACCGGAGTAATGTCGCGTTCCGGCTGACGTTCTGCGGTGTATGCGGTATTTTCGACAATGCGCTCGGCTTCATCCTTGTCATAGATACCAGCAAATCCGAAGGCCAGACGGGCACACTGAATCATGGCTTTATGCCGTAACATCCGTTTGGGATGCGACTGCCACGGCCCCGTAATTTCTCTGCCTTCGCGGGTTTTGAATGGTTCGCGGCGGCATTCATCCATCCACTCGGTAACGCAGATCGGATGATTACCGGTTCGCTACCAGGGAAGAACGGGAAGGAAAGGTGAGCACGAATCTGATTTTCAAGGAGTGTCGCCAGAGTGCCGCGATGAAGCGGGTGTTGGCATTTTATCGCGGCAATTTTCAATAGACTATGTACATAAAAATATCATTTTTTTAATACATGTCTAATTATTGGACGAAATTGGTTTTTGCTTTGGTTTAGTTAGCCTAGCAATCAAGCCAGAGGCAATAATGATGATCCAAGCAATTTGATGCAATGCTACTCCAATATAAGAACCTTTATAGATAATAAAGGCATAGATCGCTAGAAACGAAATAAATATCCATAACGAAAGTTGATAAATTTTGGCGCGCATATTTAATCCAATCAATCAGAAAGACGAGTAATCATAGAGGTACTATCACCCGGGTAACTATTGCTATTATGAACGGATAGGATAGAGGCTTCAATAACATATGCATCAAGTATGATGGAATATGTAGGTGAAAATGACTTGTGTCAAATTTGTGGAAATGAGTACCATGTTTCTCTGAAATTGATGTCGTTAATGGCTAGTGATAGTGAACTTTTTTACTTTATAATTCCTTTGGTTATAACAATAAGGTAAATTTATGAAGAAGATAATATTATTAGCCATGATTATTGGTTCTTTAACAGGTTGCGCTAGTGTGCCACCATTGAATTTTTCAACACCTAACGTGGGAGTTAGCCAGAAAAAAATAGATGCTGAAATTAAGTCATTAACGGTATCACTTGCTCGTCCAGATGAGCAGAAAGGGGATATCACTGCTGGTATGGAGGCTATAACTCCAATTTGGCGTGAATCTTTGCAGGAAGCACTCGACCGAATGACTATTTTTCGTGATAGTTCACCAAATACGGTTAGCTTAAATGTTAAAGTGTTGGCTCTTGACGTTCCTGCTTTTGGTGTTTCAATGACAACTAAAGCAATTGCAAGGTATGAAATAATCAACCGTGCGAATGGTGATATTATATATACGCAGGATATTGAGTCTACCAGTACTGTTCCAGCCAGTTACGCATTCTACGGTATTGTTCGAGCACGCGAATCTGTTAATCGCGCGGTGCAAAACAACATAACGCAGTTCTTGCAAGCATTAGAAAGTGTTGATCTTTCTCGTCCAATGTTTCCTGTTAGGGTAGCTAAATGAAGCGATTATTCGTAATTGCTCCACTCTTAGTGTTGGTTGGATGCGCACAAAATATATCGCCAAATAGTTATTCTGTTGGCTCTGTGGGCATGGTTAATCGAACTATCGCTGGTACAGTTATTAGTGCTAGGGGGGTTGATATCAGTGGGACTTCCGCGTTAGGCGGGACTGCTGGGGCTGCCGTGGGGGCAACCGCTGGTTCTGCGCTTGGTGGGGGAGTTCGTTCTAATATCGTTGGTGCCGTTGGTGGTGCAGTCATTGGTGGTATTGCCGGGGCAGCAATCGAATCTTCAGCAACAAAACAAACAGGCATGGAATATGTTGTCGAAACTGAGAATGGGAATTTAATGACCATTGTTCAAGGCAAAGATCCGTTATTTACTCAAGGAAGTAAGGTCCTTGTTTTATACGGAAACCCTTCTCGCATAATAACAGACCCGCGTCACTAACATACCTTTTGATTTTGTAAAATCAATTCGTAATAATAAAGTCATCGGAGCTTGAACAACTCCGGTGACTTCTGCGCTAAACGGGGACGTTTATGCGCACATACAATCCAAACTCTCTTCTCCCTTCACAGATGCAGAAATGCACCTGCGATTTTTTGCATCCAGCGTCTGACCTCTGCGGAGGTGAAGCGTGAACCTACCACAAGATGGCATCAAACTGCATCGCGGTAACTTCACCGCTATCGGCCAGCAGATCCAGCCTTATCTGGAGGACGGAAAATGCTTTCGCATGGTGCTTAAACCGTGGCGTGAGAAACGCAGTCTTTCCCAGAATGCACTCAGCCACATGTGGTACAGCGAAATCAGTGAATACCTCATCAGCAGGGGGAAATCGTTCGCTACCGCAGCATGGGTAAAAGATGCTCTCAAACACACATACCTCGGTTATGAAACCAAGGACCTGGTTGATGTCGTAACCGGCGAAATCACTACTATCCAGTCGTTACGCCATACCTCCGATCTTGATACCGGAGAGATGTATATCTTCCTGTGTAAGGTTGAAGCCTGGGCGGTGAATATTGGCTGCCACCTGACTATTCCGCAGAGCTGCGAGTTCCAGCAGCTCCGCGACAAACAGGAGGCGTAATGGCTACACCGCTTATTCGTGTCATGAACGGACACATCTACAGAGTACCAAATCGTCGTAAGCGTAAACCGGAGCTGAAGCCTTCCGAAATACCAACACTGCTCGGATATACCGCCAGCCTGGTTGATAAAAAATGGTTGCGACTGGCAGCAAGGAGGAGTCATGGCTGATTTGAGAAAAGCAGCGCGTGGTCGGGAATGCCAGGTAAGAATCCCTGGCGTATGTAATGGCAACCCTGAAACGTCTGTACTGGCACATATCCGGCTGACTGGATTGTGCGGCACCGGTACGAAACCGCCAGACCTGATTGCCACCATTGCATGTTCTGCCTGCCACGACGAAATCGACCGCCGCACACATTTTGTCGATGCTGCATATGCAAAAGAATGCGCGCTGGAAGGTATGGCGAGAACACAGGTTATCTGGCTGAAAGAGGGGGTTATTAAGGCGTGAATACCTACAGCATCACATTACCCTGGCCTCCGAGCAATAATCGCTATTACCGCCATAATCGCGGGCGCACACACATCAGCGCAGAAGGGCAGGCATACCGCGATAACGTCACCCGAATCATTAAAAACGCAATGCTGGATATCGGCCTGGCTATGCCAGTGAAAATCCGTATTGAGTGCCACATGCCGGATCGCCGTCGCCGTGACCTGGATAATCTGCAAAAAGCCGCTTTTGACGCACTCACCAAAGCAGGTTTCTGGCTGGATGATGCTCAGGTCGTTGATTACCGCGTTGTGAAGATGCCTGTTACCAAAGGTGGGAGGCTGGAACTGACCATCACCGAAATGGGGAATGAATGATGTTTGAGTTTAATATGGCAGAACTTCTTCGCCACCGCTGGATGCGCCTGCGCTTATATCGTTTCCCCAGTTCTGTTTTGACCGATTACCGAATACTGAGGAATTACGCCAAAACCCTGACAGGAGCAGGAGTATGAAGTCAGAGATAACAATCAACTAATACTGTTTTATTGATTTTTGCTTGTAATTGGCGTTCTGGTCTGATTTTTGTGGAGTAAGTTGATGCGTGATATTCAGATGGTTCTTGAGCGTTGGGGAGCGTGGGCGGCTAATAATCATGAAGATGTGACCTGGTCGTCCATTGCCGCCGGTTTTAAGGGATTAATTACTTCAAAAGTAAAATCTCGCCCGCAATGTTGTGACGATGACGCGATGATCATTTGCGGGTGCATGGCCCGTCTGAAAAAGAACAACAGCGATTTGCACGATTTATTAGTAGATTATTATGTAGTCGGTATGACATTCATGTCACTGGCAGGTAAGCATTGCTGCTCTGATGGTTATATCGGGAAAAGGTTACAGAAGGCTGAGGGTATAATTGAAGGGATGTTAATGGCATTAGATATCCGGTTAGAGATGGATATCGTTGTTAATAACTCTAATTAATATGCCAATTGTTTACTAAAAATTATTAAAAATGGGGCGTTGAGACGCCCCCAAAAATAAAGGGTAATATATAACAGAAGGTTTATATAGTTAGAAGCAAGGTTGTGCTCCTAAAGGAAGTGGCTTGAGGGAGCCACTTATATGTTGGGGAGGCAAAGCCTCCCGCAACATATCTTTTAGTAATCAAATTAGAACTGGTAAACCATACCTACAGCAACGATATCATCGGTAGCAACGCCAGATGCTTTCGTGAAATCGCTCTTATCAATCAGGTTGATTTTGTAATCAACAAAAGTGGACATATTTTTGTTGAAGTAATAGGTTGCACCTACATCAATATATTCAACCAGGTCCTGATCACCCCACGCACCCAAGTCTTTTCCTTTAGATTGCAGGTAAGCAACGGACGGACGCAGACCGAAGTCGAACTGATATTGTGCAACTACTTCGAAGTTTTGTGCTTTGTTGGCAATATGGTTATTACCAAAAACAGTCATGTTCTGGGTTTCAGAATAGGTGGTAGCCAGATAGATGTTGTTCGCATCATATTTCAGACCAGCTGCCCATACTTCAGCATTTTGACCAGATGCATTCAGGCTGTTGTTACCGTAGATAACCTGATTATTAGTGCGGTCAGATTTAGCATAGGTTGCACCTACACCGAATCCTTCATACTCATAAGTAGTGGAGAAACCGAAACCATCACCATTAGCTTCAGTTACGTCAGTGCGGTCATTTTTACCCTGATACTGAGCAGCAAAGTTCAGACCATCAACCAGACCAAAGAAGTCATTGTTACGATAAGTTGCAACACCTGTGGTGCGACCAGTCATGAATACATCTGTTTGGGTCCAGGTATCGCCACCGAATTCTGGCAGAACGTCGGTCCATGCACCAATATCGTATGCTACACCGTAGTTACGGCCATAATCGATGGAGCCGTAGTCACCGAATTTCAGGCCAGCGAAGGCAAGACGGGTTTTATCTTTGGAGGAACCTTGAGATTCAGCGCGGTTGCCTTTGAATTCATATTCCCACTGACCGAAACCAGTCAGTTGATCGTTGATTTGGGTTTCACCTTTGAAGCCAAGACGGGCATAAGTAGTATCACCATCATCTGCATCATTAGAGGAGAAGTAGTGCTTAGCATTAACTTTCCCGTACAGATCCAGCTTGTTACTGTCTTTATTATAAATTTCAGCTGCCTGAGCAGACATCGCCATCAGTACTGATGCAGCTACAGCAGAAATTGCCACTGTTAATTTTTTCATCGTGAGCCCTTTTTTTGAACTATTATTAAAAAATGATGTCACTGCGCGATAAATATTCATCTAATCAATGTGATTATTTCAAGATGTAAGTTTTGGTTTCTCATTTGATTTGTGAAGTAGATCTCTATTTTTATCTGAACTTTTTCTATCGAATCCTATTCATGGCTCTTGGCTGAATAAAAATAAATCTATTAGCCAATTTATATTAATGGCTGTTATTTATAAGTGCTCTATAATTTGAAGATTCAATTTAAACCAGCTAAAAATAACGCTGGAAATTATTTGTTGGTTATTTGTTGAGATTTGCTTATGTATTTGTAGTGGTGTTTTCAATACTCGGTAGCATTCTCGCAAATATCATTTAGTGGTTTACGTACGTAAAAAATTGGTTATGCTGTTAAGAGTGGTTACTTCGTCACACAGCTTAAACCCGCCGTCGAGCGGGTTTTTCCATTTTTTGAGTCTCGATATTAGCTGATAACCCAATACCTGAGTTATTCACTGACTCCGAGTCTGTTACGTTTCTGCTTTTTTGCGATACGTTGTATTCCCTCAATTTACACCCGCTTTGTCTGCGAGGTGGGGTTATGAAATCCATGGATAAGTTAACAACGGGTGTCGCCTATGGCACCTCAGCAGGTAGTGCCGGTTACTGGTTTTTACAGCTGCTCGATAAAGTCACGCCCTCACAGTGGGCAGCAATAGGTGTGCTGGGTAGCCTGGTATTTGGCCTGCTGACGTACCTGACAAACCTTTATTTCAAGATTAAAGAAGATAAGCGCAAGGCTGCGAGAGGTGAATAATGCCTCCATCATTACGAAAAGCCGTTGCTGCTGCTATTGGTGGCGGAGCAATTGCTATAGCATCAGTGTTAATTACTGGCCCAAGTGGTAACGATGGTCTGGAAGGTGTCAGCTACGTACCATACAAAGATATCGTTGGCGTATGGACTGTATGTCACGGACACACCGGAAAAGACATCATGCTCGGTAAAACGTATACCAAAGCAGAATGCAAAGCACTCTTGAATAAAGACCTTGCCACTGTCGCCAGACAAATTAACCCGTACATCAAAGTCGATATACCGGAAACAACGCGCGGCGCTCTTTACTCATTCGTTTACAACGTGGGTGCTGGCAATTTCAGAACATCGACGCTTCTTCGCAAAATAAACCAGGGCGATATCAAAGGCGCATGTGATCAGCTACGTCGCTGGACATATGCTGGCGGTAAGCAATGGAAAGGTCTCATGACTCGTCGTGAGATTGAGCGTGAAATCTGTTTGTGGGGTCAGCAATGAACAGAGTAACCGCGATTATCTCCGCTCTGGTTATCTGCATCATCGTCTACCTGTCATGGGCTGTTAATCATTACCGTGATAACGCCATTACCTACAAAGCCCAGCGCGACAAAAATGCCAGAGAACTGAAGCTGGCGAACGCGGCAATTACTGACATGCAGATGCGTCAGCGTGATGTTGCTGCGCTCGATGCAAAATACACGAAGGAGTTAGCTGATGCGAAAGCTGAAAATGATGCTCTGCGTGATGATGTTGCCGCTGGTCGTCGTCGGTTGCACATCAAAGCAGTCTGTCAGTCAGTGCGTGAAGCCACCACCGCCTCCGGCGTGGATAATGCAGCCTCCCCCCGACTGGCAGACACCGCTGAACGGGATTATTTCACCCTCAGAGAGAGGCTGATCACTATGCAAAAACAACTGGAAGGAACCCAGAAGTATATTAATGAGCAGTGCAGATAGAGTTGCCCATATCGATGGGCAACTCATGCAATTATTGTGAGCAATACACACGCGCTTCCAGCGGAGTATAAATGCCTAAAGTAATAAAACCGAGCAATCCATTTACGAATGTTTGCTGGGTTTCTGTTTTAACAACATTTTCTGCGCCGCCACAAATTTTGGCTGCATCGACAGTTTTCTTCTGCCCAATTCCAGAAACGAAGAAATGATGGGTGATGGTTTCCTTTGGTGCTACTGCTGCCGGTTTGTTTTGAACAGTAAACGTCTGTTGAGCACATCCTGTAATAAGCAGGGCCAGCGCAGTAGCGAGTAGCATTTTTTTCATGGTGTTATTCCCGATGCTTTTTGAAGTTCGCAGAATCGTATGTGTAGAAAATTAAACAAACCCTAAACAATGAGTTGAAATTTCATATTGTTAATATTTATTAATGTATGTCAGGTGCGATGAATCGTCATTGTATTCCCGGATTAACTATGTCCACAGCCCTGACGGGGAACTTCTCTGCGGGAGTGTCCGGGAATAATTAAAAACGATGCACACAGGGTTTAGCGCGTACACGTATTGCATTATGCCAACGCCCCGGTGCTGACACGGAAGAAACCGGACGTTATGATTTAGCGTGGAAAGATTTGTGTAGTGTTCTGAATGCTCTCAGTAAATAGTAATGAATTATCAAAGGTATAGTAATATCTTTTATGTTCATGGATATTTGTAACCCATCGGAAAACTCCTGCTTTAGCAAGATTTTCCCTGTATTGCTGAAATGTGATTTCTCTTGATTTCAACCTATCATAGGACGTTTCTATAAGATGCGTGTTTCTTGAGAATTTAACATTTACAACCTTTTTAAGTCCTTTTATTAACACGGTGTTATCGTTTTCTAACACGATGTGAATATTATCTGTGGCTAGATAGTAAATATAATGTGAGACGTTGTGACGTTTTAGTTCAGAATAAAACAATTCACAGTTTAAATCTTTTCGCACTTGATCGAATATTTCTTTAAAAATGGCAACCTGAGCCATTGGTAAAACCTTCCATGTGATACGAGGGCGCGTAGTTTGCATTATCGTTTTTATCGTTTCAATCTGGTCTGACCTCTTTGTGTTTTGTTGATGATTTATGTCAAATATTAGGAATGTTTTCACTTAATAGTATTGGTTGCGTAACAAAGTGCGGTCCTGCTGGCATTCTGGAGGGAAATACAACCGACAGATGTATGTAAGGCCAACGTGCTCAAATCTTCATACAGAAAGATTTGAAGTAATATTTTAACCGCTAGATGAAGAGCAAGCGCATGGAGCGACAAAATGAATAAAGAACAATCTGCTGATGATCCCTCCGTGGATCTGATTCGTGTAAAAAATATGCTTAATAGCACCATTTCTATGAGTTACCCTGATGTTGTAATTGCATGTATAGAACATAAGGTGTCTCTGGAAGCATTCAGAGCAATTGAGGCAGCGTTGGTGAAGCACGATAATAATATGAAGGATTATTCCCTGGTGGTTGACTGA